ACCGTCATCAACTTCTTCATATTTCTTAGCTGAATTTATTCTATGCCTTAGAGCAGAGCGACTAATCCCTAGAGCCTTAGCCGCTTTGACTTGGCTACCATACTTAACAACAGCATCAAGTGCCTCTTGTTGTTTTGGTGTCACTTTCTTTCCTTACAAATACACTTGTCTATACAAGCGCATGATTCTTTGCATATACATTTATCTCCGCATTTACAAGTCATGTCAATTTCCTACTAATGGATTGTCTAATGCTTCTTGTAATCTTTCAATTAATCTATCTTCTAATTGTTTTAAATTATAATCAATGCGCTCCTCTGTATCTCTCATTGTATCACGCACATCTTTTTCTGTTTCTCTATTCAAAGATTCTATTTCTCGAAGAGAAGAATTAACATCTTTATTTAACTGGTTCATCTCAGCTAGTGTATTTTCTACCATTAAATCTATTGATGCTTGTGTGTTTTTAATTTTTTCAGAAGATTTTTCTACCTTGTTATCTATCTTATCTATGTAACCTTCTAGCTTTAATATATCATCACGCAGATTATTCTTAATGTCTTTGCTGTACTCCAACGCACTATCTAGTTTTGTTTGGATTAGTGTGTTCTGAGATTTAATAGCACTAATATTTATATTTTGTATAATGCCTTTCATGTCCATGTAGTCTTTGTAAATTTCAAAGCCACCCCACAATCCACCGCCAAGTGCCGAAACAATTGGTACAAGTAACATTAACTTGCCACCTTTTATCTTTGCTCCTGCTATTTCTACTTCAGCCATATCACACTCCTAGTTTTCAAATGATAAACTTCTTAGTTGATTAATTTCTTTTTGTAACTTTAATACTTCTAGTTCTTTCTTCTGTAATTCTAGTTCATACAATCTATTACAATCTATTCTTGATCTAGCCCTAGCACCAAGAGGTATTGTTATCCTACTGTATACACCTATGTCACCAGTTTGTTTGCTATTATCTTTTCCTTGTATAATACCTGTAACACCAAACTCCCAATTAGTTGCTGACCCTATAGCATTAGAACAATCTAATTCCCCTGCTCTAAACTTATCTGCTTGAAAGTTTTGATTTGCGTTAGGTAAAGAAAGATTCAAAGAGTTAGATGCAGAATCAGCCAAAGCTATTATTGCAGTACAACCAGAGATAAATAATACTAATACTATTAATAATATTATTCTCATTTTTTTATCTTAGAACATATGCGTGAAGCTATCAATGTAACCTGCTCTTTACCTTTAAATACTTTTGATTCAGTGCAAATGTAAACAGCTTTAGCTATGTCTCTTGACCTTATGTATACATCAAATATTTTTTTCTTATTATATCCTACCTCTATTATATTAGCAGTAGATGCAAACGGTACTGGCTTCCAGTTATCAGTAAAGACACCTATCTCATACCAGGACACATCACTTCTGCGATTAAATATTTTTAAGTTTGCTACTGATACACCCTCTACATAAGACGACTTCAGCTTTGGGTAAGCTGGTGTCATCTCATGTGCGTGTAACGAACTACACAAACATACAGCTATTATTACTTTGCTATACATTCTGCTTTAATTAATGCTGTGTAGTTACCAGCAGGTAAGGACTTAGTGCTACCATACTGAGCAGTAGAAGCTACAGTAAACCAAGTGCTACCAGCTAATGTTAAGTTAAACTCAGTTACATTATTGTAAGTAACCTTAGCGGCTTCGTATCCACTCATAGCTGTGACGCTTACTTGTCCTACAACTGTACTACCTGTCCATGCTACTGCATCATTAAGTGTTGGACTAGATGAAAAGCTATTAGGGTGTGTAAACTTTGCCTTATAATAATCTGCCTGGGCTACATCAATTCTAATTGAAGCTGGAACGCCACCATCTGCTGGTACTGTGGACAGCTTGTAAGGGAGGGGGTGTCCATAAACACCAGAGGTTTCTGTCCATACAGAACACTTGGGTTGTACTTGACCTGTAATGGGAGAATCAACTGCCATTGCAGGAGTTGCTGATAATAAAAATATTAATGGTACTATTTTTTTCATGTCATTTCCTAATCTTTATATTGTGATCTAACTATTTTTTTGTGGAGCTTATCCTGTTTTAAATTTCTTAACGCTTTACCGTTATCTTTTATGGTACTATCTACTAATTTAATTGTTTCTTCATACTTACCACCTTCTATAGTTGCACTATAATAACCATCTAATGTGCCAGCCGCAGCCATTTGCTGCATCATTGCTAGTTGTTGTGTTGGATTTGCTATTTGTTCTGCCGCTCCTGCAACAGACAATGCTCTTTCCATTTTTAATTCTTCTTGTTCTTCTTCTTCTTTCTTTTCTTTTGCGGCTTGCTCTTCTTCTTGTTCTTCTGTCTTACGATCTAGTTGATACTGAACCCATTCATCATAGTAAGGATCATCTATTGCTGGCTCATTATTAAGCAGATCATTGTCTAAAAGATACTGATACAAAGCATCTTTAAAGTTAGGGCAGCTAGGATCAGAGAGTGGAATATAACAAGGATCAAATTTATAATTGTACGCTACTATTACATCGCTAAGTGTTGCACCATTACTAGCTGTAATACTTCCTTTTCCCCACTTAGTGCCAAGAGAAGGATTAACAACATCAAATCCTATCTTAGTATTGCTTGGTAACTGATCCCAGTTATCGTGTCTTTCATATATATTACCAGTTCCGGTGCTGTTCTTATTTACAATAGAAACTGTAGAATCTGCACTGCTACTTTTATTTATTGTATACTTATGAAATATTCCTTGGACTTCTAATCCTGCTTCGGGTGGCAACACATCTGTCATATTCCAAGTGTGTTTATTCTTAGCTACATTGTTTGTTCTGCCATATGTGTAATCAGAATATAAACAAGAGGGCCAAGAAAAGACCAATAACAGCACCAGCACCTGTTGCGGTGTTCTTGGTATCATCATCCCATTCCTCCTTTGCTCCTGTCTTAGCATCAGGAACTAAGTGTGGGTTATTTTTCCATGCGTCTTTAGCTGGCTGACCTACAAGGCCATCAAATGGACATGGTGTTCCAGCATTCATCATGCTTTCAAACACACGCTTGTCCATGCAAAGTACGCTAACTGCTGCAACTTTCATTCCCATATCATAGAGAACTTTAGCGTTCTTTAATCTTTCGCAGTTCATATCTCTTGTTGTAGCACCTATTGAAATACCTAGTATCTGTGTTTGAACTGCACCTGACATACCTACTGTGCATAAGTCTGAGTTAGAATTATTTATTGTAGGTGACATTGCTGAGGGTGGAGGTGACTTAACTGTAGTTTCTGAACTTAAAGTAGAGTTAACAGAAGATGTTGTATTACTATTAGTCTCTATACAATTAGCATTAGTAGTGCTGTCACACCCTTCAGCGTAAGCCATAGGAACTAGCACCATTAAAAATAATAATGCTAAGAATGCCCAAGCTATATATGTAAAAGTTTTTATCATTAACTTGGTTTTGTCGGCCAGGTAACGCTTTGCGGTGCGCCTGATTGAGCTGTTATATCTAGTAAAGCCGTTCTGTAAGCCTTCCACTCATTTTGTTTAGAAGTTGATAACGCATCCCAGCGTAAAGGATTACTAACTATTGGGTCTACTTCTCCTTCTAATAGCCCATTTCTTATAGACCTCAGACTTATCATTGCATTTTTGTCAGTTTGACCAGTAAAGGCCGCTATGTCGCTACCTATTAAAGTTTTTAAACTTGCATTATTTATTGTTGTGTCTGTGTCATCGTCGTTTATTGTATAAGGTATCCAACCAAACTCAGGATGATTTATTTCTACGTCTATAAGTGAGTTGTCACTTCTAACGTATTTTGCATTTCTACACTCTGATATTGCTATTGCCATTTTTTATAATCCTTTATGATATTCTACACCAAAGCGATTTCTTACTTCCGTCACCGCCACTTGATGATGTAAACCCCATGTTTCTCCAAGTACCCGAAAAGTTAGTTCCACTGTAAGTCCAAACAGGGTTGCTGTAAGTTGCAGTGAAGTCGCCTGCACCAGCAGTACTACTTGCAAAGATATCGGCACCACTACACGTACTACCGTGGCCTACGGGGTAAGAACTGGAGTCGTGACGTATATAGGCTACGGCATAAGAACCAACGGTGCCAGCACTGGTTGAGGGTGTTCCAGATGGACCTGTTGGACCAGTAGAACCAGTTGGACCTGTAGGGCCAGTTCCTCCGCTAGGTCCAGTCGGACCTGTTGGACCTGTTGAGCCATTAGAACCATTACTTCCTGCTGGACCTGTTGGACCAGTTGGCCCAGTAGAACCTGTTGGTCCTGCTGAACCTGTTGGGCCTGCTGGCCCAGCTGGACCTGTTGGCCCAGTACCCCCATCACTTCCATCATCTCCTGCTGGACCTGTTGGACCCGCTGGACCAGTGCTACCTGCTGGACCTGTCGGTCCAGTTGGACCTGCTGGACCTGTTGGACCTGTTGGGCCAGATGTTCCTGCGTTAGCTACAGTAGCTTTTTTCCAAGCACTTGCAGAAGTATCATAGACAGGAACTAAATCATTTGAAGCTACAGAAGTAATAGTAGCATTTGCAGTTAAAGCCGTTGCAGTTACATCAGCATTTGTAGCAACAGTATCTAGTTTTGTACCGTCAGTTGCTATATCTCTACCGTCAACAGTGCCAATGTCGGTAGTAATATTTCTACTACCATCAATAACCTCTGTACCACCAACTTTAATCGCCATCTTCGTTACTCCTTACTTCTAACTATTAGCGTTAATTCCATCTCGGTCCTTCAAACCAAGCTACTAGAGAACGCCTTACACCACTCGTAATAGGCAAAACTCTATGACTTAAATAACTTGGAAATATTAATACTGTACCTTTTTGCTTTGAATTTGCTGGTGTTTCCACTTCTGAAAATTCAAAATCCCCACCTTCATAATCAGAAGGGTCAGACAGTTGCACTGTGATGCTTAGTTTTCTATCAAATGGTTTTGTTTCACCCCAGAATACATCAGTGTGCCAATCATAATGACCTTCTTCTGAGGCATGGTATTCTGTATATTGCAAGTCAGCATAGTTTTCGACACGCACATTAAAAGCATTTCTATTAGCTATTTTTATATACTCATACAAAGCTGTTCTTATCCAGGCTTCATTATTAACCCAAGAAACACGACTTGAGCGCGCATCATTTTGCGCGTTAAATGTAGTTGCCTTGTCGGGTTGATTTTTTATGCCAGCGTTAATAACAGCTTCAACTTGTTCTTTATTAAAACCATCTTCGCCACGCCACATCTGCCACCCATCTCTCATTTAATTACATACTCCCATTTGCATTTAAATCGCCAACGATTGTTAAGTTTCCAGAAGCGTCAAGCTTCATTTTATTTGTACCACTTGTGGCAAAATATAAAACCCCACTATTTTCAGTGATAGTCCAATTTCCTAAATCAACCGTAGTAGCATTTACAGTTGTTGCGGTTAAATTTCTAAACGAACTAGCATCCTTATTCGCGTCAACAACTACAGCCTTGCTTGCCGCTACCGTTCCAGCAGTAATGCCATCAATTGTTTCTAGTTCCGCTTCACTTATGTTTGCACTTCCAATAACAAATGACCCAGCAGTCACTGCGCCAGAGGCAGTTACACTTGTTATATTTGGATTAGCACCAGAACCAGCAAGTGAAGCCATATCTGCAATAACTGAACTAGTAGCTAAAAGATTTAAATCTTCTACAATAGCGGATGTTGCAAGTGTATTTATGTCTGAAATAATATCCGTTGTTGCCAAAGTATTCATATCAGAAATAACATCTGCATTAGCAAGCAACGCCATGTCAGCAATAATATCTGAGGTTGCCAACATTGCCATGTCTGTAATAACTGCCGATGCGCTTAGAGCCGCCATTGCAGTAACATTTGCGCTTGTTCCTAAATTACCCATTGCGGTAACATTTGCACTCGTTGCTAGTAAACCCATGTCCTCGATAACTGCACTCGTAGCAAGCAAGCCCATATCTTCAATGACCGCACTTGTTGCAAGTAATCCCATATCTTCAATTACCGCAGATGTGGCTAGTAAACCCATATCTTCAATGACTGCCGACGTTGCCAATAAACCCATGTCTTCTATAACTGCGCTTGTTGCTAAGAGAGACATATCTTCTACAACTGCCGCAGTACCTAACAATGATAAATCTTCAACAATTGCTGACGTTCCAAGTATTGCCATATCAGCAACCGCCGCAGTTGTTCCTAAAACTCCAAGAGCAGTAACAGATTCACTTGTTCCGAGTCTTCCTATCTCTGTAGCTTTTCCAGCAACCGCTCCAATGTCAGTAGCATCTGCCGCAACCGCAGTAACATTACTTGCAATACCTGCAACAGTCGTTACATTACTAGCGACTCCTGCAACCGTTGTTACATTACTAGCTATACCAGCAACAGTTGTAACATTAGCCGCTATACCTGCTGTTGTGTTTATATTAGCTGTAATTGCAGAGAGAGAGTTAACATTAGCTATAGTAGGGCCAACTTCTGCTGCACCAGTGCTTGCATTAAAACCTAGAACAGTTCCTTTTCTTACTGCAACAAGAGGTAATTCCATACTTACTGCTGTATCAGAATCCGCTAAGTGTAATGCTCGATCAATTGTATCGTCATTGTCAGCTTGAATAGCAACAAATCTATCTAGTTCAGTATTAAGGGTATCTATAGCAAACGAACCTGATACTGGAAAGTCTGTTGTTCTTGATAAAGCAATGCTTCTTGTAATAACAACGGTGCTTCCACCACTTGCACCAGTTACAGTATTACCAGATGTAGTATTTATAGTGCCAGTAGAGCCATTACCACCTGATATTGTGTAGTGTGTTGTTAAAGTTTTCTTAGTACCATCTACATAGAAGTTAAGATCAGCTTCAGCAAAAAACTCAAATGGCACAGTAAATGCTGTCTGAGTTGCACCCTCATTTACCGTATATGATATACGCGGTGTATTGTCTGATAAACTAATAGTCATATTTAACCTCTTTTTTCTGCCTTATATCGCAAGCTTTTTCTGTGCAACGCACAATTACCTTAAAACTTTTCCTATTGTTTGAGTAAATTTATTAAACATAAATAGATTTAAAAATGGAGCTCGACCTAAAAATTGCGCGCCAGCTTCCCCATAATGACCATTGTAAATTAACCTTACTATTTCTGCTTGTTCTTCTATTAAAGAAGGAACAGCACCAAACAGTCCAGCAACAGCAGATACCTTACCAAAAGCTGGATCTGTTGTGTTAAATTTAGGATTAATTTCCCCTAAAGGAGTTTCATAAGTTGGATTAAAACCCATTTCGCCAGCAAAATGTAATCCTTGATAAAGAGCATCACTATAAATAGATAGCATACCAGAATAATCTAAAGACCTAGCAACAACATCTGCCCACGAAGCTTGTTCCTCTCTCCAATTTGGGGTTCTTAATTGATATTGTAAGTTTCCTGCACCAAAAGCTAATGCAGCTAAAAAAACAAAATCACCCTGTTTGTTAGAAATCATGCCTTGAGCAACAGCACCAGTTATTTTAGTAGTTGCAGCTAAAAGATAAGAATAAAATTGTAATGGTTTACTCCATACTGCACTTTCTACCCTTGCATAACCTGTAAATTTTGGATCTTCTTTTAATCCTGGAATAAATTTAGCTAAACTCATTCTTACATACAAAACATTATCCATTATAATTGGCCTATCAGCAGGAGTAGCCATTATAATAGCATTTAAAATTCCATTACTCATATGCGCTTGAAATCTTGTTATAATTTCGTCGTTAACTTTGCCTTGCCATTTATCTATGTTCGCTAAATACAATCCGCTCCCATCTTTTTTTGTATTTTGAGTAGGTGCGGCAGCTATAATTTTTGCTGCGTTCTCATCAATGCCACCTCTTAATAAAAATAGTTGTTCAAATTCAGAAGCTTGGCCTTTTGACCATTTTTTAGAATAATCAATTATAGAATGAGCTCTAGTTAAAGCTTCCCAATTTTTAAGAAAATGAGTTGCGTGTGTTAATCCATTTAAAACATAAAAAGAATTTACAATGTTCTCCCAACCACTTCTAACTGGACTGGCAAAATTAGAGTTACCATCAAATCTATGGTGCGCTCCAAAAAAAGCTAACTCCATAGCTTCGCCTGTCCATTTAGGCATGTTTTGTTTTATTGCACTTATTTCAGGGTTCATTAAATTTAAATTTGCTAGCAAAGCTTTACTAGTACTTCTCCAACCATGATTCATTGCAATAATTGCTGGCTCACTTATAGTTCCTAACGCTGCATTAGGCAAATACCATAAACCAGCTATATCTGTTGCTACTTTAAAAGCTTTTGTATCCCATCTAGCAGGATTTCTGTTATTTTGACGTAACAAAACATCGTAACTGTGTCTAAAATTTTTAGCTTGCGCTCTTGCAGAAGTTAAACTCATACCATTTTCAAGACCATCTTCTACTATTTCGTGAATAAGATCATCTATAGTTTTTCCACCAAACATAACATCAAATTCATATTTAGGTGTCATTCTTTGATCATAACTACGAATAACAGCCATTGGATTTGTTTCAATAAAATCTACAACTAAATGATTTGGTATAGTTAACTCTCTTCCTTTAGAGTGTTTAGACACATTTCCTGCAATATGTAATTCATTTACGTTAACGCCATCGTTTGCTTCATTTAAAATTAAATCTGTTGTTTTTTTTGCTTCTAATTTTAAATCATCTTCTGTTCTAAATATTTGTTTTCCTGTTTTAGGGTCAATTTTAGGCGTTTGATTTCTATACCAATTAACTAAAATGCCTTCAAACTCATCTCTATTTTGCATAATTTTTGTATTACTCCAATACCTTGCAAAATAATGTGGATCATTTTTAGCTTGTACTTTTTGTAATTTAGTTTCTTCAAAAAATAATCGAGCATCTTCTAACTCAATTTCTAATCTTCTTTTTTCTTTATTTACATAATTAATATATTCTTGTTCTGACATTTTTATTCTTTTGTCAGATTGTAATTTACCAGATTGATATTGTTTAATTGTTGTTTTGTATCTTGTTTCTAAATTTGTTAATTGTTTTTCTAATTTAAAAACTTTTGTTTTCCAATATTTTCCAGAACCTATTAATCCACGTTCTCTTAATAATGGTTCCCATTCTGTAAAATATTCATTTATTAATTTAGCTGCACGTTTTTCATTTGGGCCTTTTAAAAGTTTAGGATTTTTAATAGCTTTATAATTTACCATTGTTAACCAATCATCAACAGTACCTATACTTTGATCGGCTCCTTTCCATTTAGTAACAGCTTTACTACTTCTTATTCCTGCTCCTATATTTGATAAATTAATTCCAGCAGTAGTTACAGTATTTGGCATTCTTCCAGACTCTAACGCCCACAAATCATTTAATTCATTATTTATTTTCCAAACAGTTGAGCCTGTTCTTATTTTTGATAATGTATAAACAGAGTTAGGAGTTGCAAAACCTGCCATATTTCCTGCAGTAATCATAGAATGATCATTTATAAGCATAGCCATATAATCAAAAGTTTTTTGGCCTTTAAAATTGTTGTTCCAACTTTTGTAAGGAGATGGTAAACTAGTCAGAAAAAACTTTTTTATAGGATTGTTATTAGTAAAAATTTTCGTGCTACGTTCTGGAATTTTTTTCTCAATAAAATCTTTACCTTTAGCTATTGTTTTTTTTCTATTAAAAGTTAATTGAGCTGCTATTTTTTCTGGAGTTGGTTGTGCATTATCAAATAAAACTTTGTTCATTTCATTAATGTTATTAACAGTATTTTTTAAAACTTTATTTGAGTAAGTTCTTGTTCCAAATTTAATACCTGCGTTTAAAAAACCTGCCGCAGCAGAAGTTATGCCAACATTTATTGCAGATTCTTTAAAATTTGACTCTGCATCATAAGGCCATCTTATAGCTTCTAAAGAAGATTCAAGTGCTAACATACCTAGAAAAGCAGTAGAAAAACCTTTTAAAGTATAACCTAAAGTACTTGATGCATATCCACCCATTGGCAATAAAAACATATTTTCTGGCAATAAAGTACTTGTTAAAAATATTTTATAAAATTCAGAATTATTTATTAATTCTTTATCTAAAGTTAATTGTTTTTGAAACCGCAATAAACGGTTATAATCTTCTTGATCAGTTGCATATTTTGTTACTGGATAATATCTTAAATCTTCTTCTGGTATTTTACCTGATTTAAAATCATCTGCTAATTGTGTTTTAAATTCTGGATCAACATTAAGTATAATTGGCTCAGCAGGGCCATATATACTATAATTACTAGGCATTTCATTATCATAAAGTTCTGGAAAAAATCTTCCTTGTTCTTGTTCTACCCAACCCCAATTATCACCCATTAAACCTTGAAATGTTTCTGACCAAGTAGATGTAGGTTTGGCAATTAACGCTTCACCAATTTTAGGTTGATTATGAATAAGTGGATAAACTTTATTTTTTAATGCATTTTCACCAAATTCCATAATTATTTTTTCCCTGGTATTGTAGCAGTTGTTCCAAAAACAAAACCTCTATATAAATGCATTCCAAATTTCATTTTTTGGTTTTCACCAACGCCAGATAAAATTTCTTCTGACATTTTATTTCTTATTTTTTCTTTTTGTTCTGCTCTGTATTCATAAAGTTCTCTAAAATTTGTTGGGAAATGAGGAATTATTATTTCTGTATCTGTTAATCCTTCTGTTTCATCAGGATCTTGTTGACTACTAACACGAAGATTATAATAAGCAGGTTCTAAAACATTATTATCTGTCAATTTATAAGGATTAAAAATTTGTATTGGACTGTCTGTTTTTATATAAGGTTTTAAAACAACTCTTTCATATTGTGTATTGTCTGCATACAAAGTAAAACCTTGTGTGTTTAAATTATTTTCTATTTTGCCTAAATACCAATTAGTTTCATCTTCAGTTTGAAAATAATTTCCAATAGGATATTGTGTTTTAAATTTTTGATTTTTTCTTATATTAGAAAAATTGTTTATACCATTATCTTCAAAAACAAATTCGCTTTCCATTTCGTATTCATCTTTAAATTTTTTACTAAAATGATTTATAATAGCATCAGCACCAAGTCCTGCTGCCATATAAGTTTTAATAATTGGTTCGTATTTTGTAATATAATTTTTTTCAGCTTGGCTTGGATTTATTACTTGAGCAAATGCTGGAGGTTTTTTTCTTAAAGACCTTGAGCTAGCACCCATAGAAAGCAAAAGTAATTGTCTTGCATTTACTTTTTTTAATCTATCTTGACTAGAACCATCGTTACTATATTCAATAGTTAAATTTTCCTGTGATGTTGAGCTATCTATTAATACAGAAAGCTCAGCATAACTTCTTGTTTCCATTCCTTTTTGTTGTTTTAATAAAAGCATTAAATCTAATTTATCTGCTTCAGATTGAGTTAAATATCCTTGAGTAACATAATTATTAATTAATGGAGTTTTTTCATCTCTTCTTATTTTTGAATTAGAAGCATAATTTGTCATTGCTTCTGTTATAACATCATTTGATATATTAAGAGTATTTCCAGATATAATATCTTTATAAGTATCCATTATAATATTACTACCAAATGTATTTATTAAATTATTTAACTCTGGGCTTGCGTTCATTTGTTTAAAAATTTCGTCTTTCCCAATTTCTATAACTATATTGTCTACGCCTTTTCTATGATCTTCATCAGAATAATTTTCATTCTTAACTCCTGTTGCAAGAGCGGAATTTATTTCAACTTTTTTTGTTGTTTCTAATTCATTAATTTCATTTGTTTTTTTATCTTGTTTTATATTAGAAAGATAAGTATTTATTTTTGTTATATCAGCACCAGAATTTTTAAGTTTAGCAGAAACCTTAAGAAGATTTTTATTTGTTAAATCGTTTGCGTCAAAATTTCTTGGCATTTGATTTAAATTAAGCAATTCTAAATTATTAACATCATTAGATGACAACGCCATAACACTGTTTGATGCCGTTTCTTTAGCTCGAAGCAACGTTAATGAATCGTTAGCTTTTTTTCTCATATCTGCGGTAATAAATAATGAAGAAGGTTGCTTTTCAAAATCTTTTATTAAAGCATTTAATTTTGCCATTTGATCTAAATTTGTTGGATCTATATTTTCTGCTAAATCTATAAGATTATTCCAATTAGTAATCGTTCTTTCTTTTTCTAATTGTGTTTGTCTTGTACTTGGTTGGAAAGATTTAGTAAATTTTTGTATATCGTAGTCAATGTTATTATAAATTTTGTTAATTATTTGCATTGCATAAAAATCATTTTCATTTCTAGGCAAATCAATACCATTTAAAACATCTTTAAATTGATTTAATTTTGAAGGTTCATATAAAATTCCATTGCCAAAAATATTTAAAACGCTTTTTGCTAATGTTTGTTTAACATTTTTATATGCTTCTTTTCTTTCGTCTGAAGTAAGAGCTTTTTTTTCAGTTGTAAATTTATCAATTTCTTCTAAACGATTATTTAATATATTAGTCACACCATTAGACATTGATTCAAAATAATAAAATGATTCTAACTCATCAAAATTTTGTAATGTTTTTTTCAAAGTTAAAACTTCAAGATCAATACCTGATGTTAATCCACCTCTTAAATAATATTTTACAGCTGCTTCTTTTTCCGCAGCATTATAATCTTTTTCAATCTGTTTTAATCTATCAAGTTGTGCTTTTGTACTAATTTTATATGATTCTAATCTAACTTTTTCTTGTTCTATAGCTAATTCTCTTTCTGCTTTTGCTATATTTGTTCTTATTTCTGATCTTTGGTTTGCTTTTTTTAATTCAAATTTTCTTATTTTTTCATTTTCCGCTAAAACAAAAGCTTCTTTATCATCTAATGGGTTTCTTACTTTTGTTATTCTAGAAGATATTTCACCTAAATTTCCACCTTTATTAGAATTAACATATTGTTTTAATTCAATTAAATTATTTGCCATACCATCTGGTAATAAATTAAATCCAGAACTATCTCCGCTTATAATAAAACTTTCTAAAATATCTCTTTGTATTTTGTTTTGTGTTTTATTTAATAAAATATCAACAGAACCAAGAGCCATATTTGTTATAGCTTCTTGTTTAAATTCTTGCGCTTCTTTTGTAGTTATAAAATTTGCTTCTACCATTGTTTTTAAATATTCATTTAATTGAGCAAGATGAGCAACTCCTATAGGAACATTTAATGGATCATCTGGATCGCTAAGAGCTTGTCCCATTTTTGCATATTCACTAACTTGTCCAATTAATCCTTTAATATCATTAATTGAATTTTCTTTTGTTTCTTCAAATATTTTTGTAGAAGTAGAAGATTCGATATCTAATTTATTCATTGCAAGCATATTAATAGCTATGTCATTTACTCTTCCTCCCCATTTTTCTCCAGATGATTTTGCAAGCCCATCTGCAAATGTAGAAAAAGCTTTAGAAAAAGCATTAACATCGTAAGGATGTTTTGTTTTTAATTCTAATGATTTATTTTTTAAGGCATTATTTATATTAAATAAATATCTTTGATTTACAATATTTTGATAAGCTTTTTGTTCTGTTGGACTTAAATTTTTAGGTGGTGTTAAAGCTTTAGGCGCACCACCTGCATCAGTAATAATTAAATTTGCTGCTTGTCCTTTAGTCTCTCCAGATTCTAATGCATTATCGTATAATTTTTTAATTGCTATTGAAGCAACATTTCCTGCTGCATTACTAATAGCTTCCCAAGGTTCCTGACTATTAGTGTCAAATCTATTAATTCCAATACGTTGATTAAAAAATTGAGGTCTATCTGATTGTTTAATAACTGACATTATGCGCTCCCTGCTAAATCAAAAGGACCAACTACTATATCAGCTAGAGTGCTAGAAAGATTAGTGCTTTCTCCTATTCCCATTATACCACTTCCTATTGTACTAACGGCATTTATATGTCCTGCTGCTAAAGAGGCTCTGCCACTTGCTCTTAATGTATTTGCTTCGGATCTAAATTTAGCTTGTTGTAAAGTATCTTGAGTTCTTCTTCTTAATTCCTGTTCATTAATTAATTCTTTTTGTCTCTTTTCAAAAGCTTTAATACTTTCGCTTCCTTCTATTCCTAAATAACTAAAAAATGCTTGATTTGCATTGCTATCTTGAAGGTATTGTTCAAACATAACTCTTGATTTTTGTTTAGATTCTAAGGCAGATATTTGAGCATCTTCTTCTAACTGTTTTGCTTTTTCATTTGCTTGTTTTTGACGCTCTGCACCTGCTTGAGCTTGCGCTCCTGCTTTTACCATAGTGCCTCCAATAGCAGAAATTAATTGTAACTCTGGACCAAAACACATTAGAATACTAACTCCGCTATAAGACCATTAACCTGCATTGGTAATGGTGCTGATTGACTTATTGTGACTTGTGGGTCACGATTATAACCAAGTAACCTAAATTCTTTCTTCCCTGTGACTGGTGCTTGTTGCAAAGAAAAATCATCTGTTACCTGTCTAATTAAAAGATTTGTTCCGTTTACACTTACAGATAGAGTAGTGTTTAAGTCAACAACTACACTTGCTAAACTTCTTGGTTCACCTGTAACTGGTCCACTTTGTGAAACAATATCTAATGGATTTGTTTTTAAATTAACATCAAACTTTAAACCTATCTCAGCTACAGAAGTAGTTTCTACAGCAGAAACATCTACATTCCCACCAGCTACAGTAAACTGTCCAAGATAGTTTGTACCGTTTACAACATCAACAACTGCACCATTTGCATATGTAGCAGACACATCAAAGACACCTGCGTTACCAGTATAAACTTTAGCAACATCAGTATTAAGTGCAGCTTGAAATTCACAAAGAAATATTTGGTGTGTACCAGCACCAGTATTAATAATTACATTAGCAAACACTCTATCATCTATAGTTACAGTAGAAGAAAATCTTCCCTGGCAAGTAAACTCTGTCCATCCTGCACGTTTTTCATTTCTGTTAGAATTAAATACTGCAAGAGTGCCATCGTTATTTAAAACAAATATATAACTTTCAGTTCTATCTATTGCTCCATAAAGTATATTCATTTCCTTTGGTGCTTTAATAAGATGTGCAGAGAGTGCCGATACTGATCCTGCTGAGTAAGCTAATTCAGAATCAGTAAATAAATATTCTCTAACAATAGCACCACCTTTTTGCACAAACACAGTAGCACCATCTATAACTTGCGGCCTAACAAAATCACTACCAAATGGTGTTTGCCTTTTTACTGTTATTGTTGTTGGTGTTAATGGTTTATTTTGAAATGAAGGTATATACATTTCAGATGTAGCGGTAAATATTTGTAAATCACGATTAGATACTAAATGTCTAATTTGGTTAATCTCACCAATACTTGCTGTAATTTGTATTGAATCATTATCTTCTGCTGTACCAACGTCAAAGTTATAATACTGAGCAGACTTACTCATAAATATAGAATCTGGTTGTGATATAGTTCCTGCAAATATTAATCTGTTTTCATGAAAAGCAACAGCAGCAGGGTATCCCCTTAATGCAGAGAATGATTGCTCTGACCAGTTTTGAGAAGCGGCGTGTGTTGTCATTACTGGCGCACCGCCACCATCTACACTTGCATTTGCAGAACCACCTGCATCAAAAGTATAATGATTATCATCAACAATAGAAGTAACTGTTCTTGAACCATTAAGATTACTAGAAGATATATTGCCAACAGCAGCAGCTTTAGAAACAACAAGAACATCATTAACTGCTAACCCATGCTTAACGTGAGTAACAATAATTTCAGCAGAACCATCTGTTGTTCTAAAAGCATTTACATCTAATGTTTGTTCTAAAGAATCAAGTATAGTGCCAGTAGCTTGTGTAGTAGATTGAACAGAAGTAATTTCTATTTCTGCTCCATGATACCTAATAGTAGTACCAACGTGCAAAGAACTTGGATAATCACCACCTGATTGACTTCCTGTAGTATCCCAATAAGCAGCACTTGTTGTTAATGTAGCACCACTACCACTTGTTGCAGAAGGATTAAGTGTAACACCTAAAGATTGAAAAGAAAAATAAGGTTGGTAAATTAACTTTGAATCTGACTTAACATCAAATGCAAACACTTCTATTTGGAATGTTGTAAGGCTTGTTCTAACAAGTTGTCTTGGCATAAACAGTGGATGGCAAATAAACATAACATCCCCTGCTTGAGCAAAAGTATACTCATGCAAGTAAGTATCAGAAAATGGTAAAGCAGCACTATCAGTATCAGCCGTTATTGTAGCAACTAAGGACACTGCTCCAGTTGTTGGGCTTATTTGAAAACATCTTACCTTAGCATTTTCTAAAGATATTATATATCGTTCATCATCAGAAAATATAAAAGGTAATAATCTTGATTGTACTTTAGAGCCACCCGAAAAGTTTGTTACAGTTAATCTTGTCGCGTCTGTGCTTTCTGTGGCTAAATAAGTACCGCCATTAGGTTTATCCCTTGTTACTGTGACAACAGCAGCTCCAGGATTAGCTACTGTAAATCCATCTATAGCATTAATTGCTGTAAAAATATTATCTGCTGTTACATTATTTGAAGTGTTAGGTCTAAAAAAATGTATATTTCCAGATGCAGAAGAAGGCGAGCTACTTCCTGCTGTCTCTGATTGTAAAGTAAATAAATTACCATCTGCGTCATAAAACTTAATTTGTGTTCCTGCTGCTATATTAGCATAGTCAGATACAGTAATAGTAAATGTAGTTCTTTCTACAGTAATGTCATATTCATAAATATTCTCTAAGCCCGGTCTTTTAATTACACCGCCTTCTGCTCTAAGAAATAAATTTTCTATTCTTTGAGCCGAAGCTGTGTAAACATCAGAATCAGTTCTTGAATATAGGGAAGGGCTTACTTCTCCAAATTGGAAATTAGTAATAGGTACTCGTACTTTTTGCATCAACTACGCCTTTGAGTTATAAACCTCGATGTATTTAGAGTACGATTTGTTTGTTGCTGTGAGTCTAAACCTCTTGCTTTTGCCATAGCCATTAAACCTTTTTCTTCCATAAGTTGCGATAAAGTTGCATCTCTTGCTAAAGCTAATGCAAACACACTAGCTAAAGCATACTCTACAGCTAACACAAAATAAGAAGGCCAAAACTCTTCATCAACTCTAAACGTATAGTCTAGTATTAATTCATCGCTAGAATCTGCATCGCAAAATATTTTATTGCCATACGATTGGTACAATATTGGATAATCGTTTACTGTTACCGAATGGACCATAAGTGAGTCACTTGGTATTTGATAAGCTGAATCATATCTGCCAGTAGGTGCATCAGATAGTTTATTTAACACAGCTTGGTTTGTTGCAAATCTCCACCTAGTATTTACAAGTGAAGCTCTAGCAACGTCTTCATACATATTAGAAGCAACGAGTGCTTCATTGTTTCCGTCATCAAACGAAGTAATAGGCTCTGCGCCTATCAATATTAAAGCCCTGCTAGATACATCTACAGGGGAATCTGCTGAAGTGCTTATTACTGCCATATATATAAATGGGGGGCTATTAACCCCCCACTCCTTTATTAATCGCCATCTGTTTCAACGACAGCAGTGCCGTCTGAAACATCTACTACAGAGCCAGTATTCGAAAGAACATTAACTAAGTGAGTTGTTGGCGTGTTTGTATCGCAAACAATCATCAAGTCACGAACAGCAAGCATATTTGCTGCATCGTTAAAGTAACCTGCTGTGTTTACGGTAGCAATCGCATCCGCACTTGTGTAGAACCACAAGTTTGCATTTGATGCACCACCAATGCGAGTTAGTCCACTTGCGCTAAAAGCCATAATTAAACTCCTCTCTATGAGTTATTGTCAAGGACTTCATAAACGCCAGCGTCGTTAATTACGACTGCGCCCATGGACATCATTGAAGTTGCAAGGTGAGAAACTTTCTCAGGCACATAGTTGACCTCAGTAGAAACATCAGAGTTTATACCGAGTCCAATTGCAGATTGATGGTAAGCAATGTTTTTACCAGCAGTAACCGCAGACGTTGAGAAAATTTTCATTCCTAAAAATTCTTTCATTGTCATGCCACCTGCAAACGGAAGGTTTTTATCGCCAACGTAATCAGAAGAAGCAAACTCTTCAATTAAGAATAAGTCAGCAAAGCCTTTAGGGTGCATTGCTAAATATCTCTGACCATCTTCAGGAACATCATTTGTACCTAAAGTTTCAAACAATGATATAAGATCAGCTTTTGCGAGAGCAGAACCAGTATCATGTATTTGAGTTGAGCTTGCACCTGCATCCATTGCTGCGTACAGAATGGCATCAGTCTTACGACCCAGTGCGGCAGCAGCAGATTGTGCTACAGCTTGACGCTCGTTAATGTTGACTTTTAACTCATCCAACTTGTCGATGTACTCAGCAGCATAATAGTCTGCCATTGTAGCTTCGACTGTGGTGTGAGCTAGTTCCATTGGTGTAACATTACCGTTGCGTGATTTTGTTGTCGCTTCGGCACTACCAATCTTTTGGAACCTGACCACACTTCCAGTAACATTAGAAGTACGAACAGTATTCCGCAGCTTTGAACCCATACGTTGATACGCTAGATGCACATCAGATTCAAACTGCTTAATAAAGGCTGTATCTATTGTATTAGCCATTTTATCAGTTCCTTATTTAAGTTGCATTTAAAGTATCTTGAGTGTCCGCTCTGTCATATCAATGCAGGTATCCTTACGGGCTGCTCAATGAATTACGGGTCTTGATGGAAAAGCGTAAACATTCTTTCTACGTTGATTGCAACGCACAAAATGAGCCATATTAAAACCATGCTCATTACAATACATTTCTGTAAGATCAAAACCTAACCAATTTAACCATTGAAGCATCTTATGGTTACCCTCCCAAGTGTCTACAATAATTTCATGATAGTGGGTGTGTAAGTAATCAATTAATTTAGGAGATGCTTTAACAAAGGAAAACCAATTATCTTTCATTTTTTCAGAAAATACTGTCCACATTATAGCTTTTTGGTGTGTAATACCTGTTATACCTACAATAGCTAAAGGTTCTTTACTATTCTCTATAGCAAAAACATCAGGTGTTTCTGAGTATTGAATAAGAGTTTTCATTAAATCAACTTTATATACAGCTTCAGCTTCAAATAAATTTTCTGTACTCATTGTGCTGTACATAGGAATTACATGGCGTTTTTGCATGGGAACCATTTGTAAGTTCCCATGACTTATAAGAACTTTATCCATATAACTTTTTGAAACCATCATCTACTTGTTTAACAAAATGAGGATCTCGTCTTGTTGCGTTCCAGTATCTTTCATCTTGCATCATAGCTTGAAGGTCTGCTTCTCCAAATGTAGCGACAGGAGAAGATTCAGCAGAAATTTGAGTGTCTTTATTTTGTGACATAATATGTTCAATAAGCATAATGCCCTCTGCTGTTTCGCCTAATCTTTCTACAGCACCGCTTAATTCATCTGGAAAGTATTTATTGGCAAACATACTAACAGCTTCTATTCTTGTGTTAGCATTATCTCCTAGCTTTTCTTGCTCTGCTGCTAAATCATTCTTAGGCATTGCCGCATCAATAGCTTTGGCGTACATTTCTATACCTTCTTTAAACTGATCTTGACCAAAACCATTATTAAAAGCGTGTTCAGACCACCAGCTAAGAAGTTCATTATCTGTTGCTGATTCTGAATCTATAATATCAGGAAGCTCATAATCACCTTTAGTTTCTGGGCGGTTAATAAATCTTTCTGCATCATGTTCTTTTATAATGTCATCACGTTTAGCACCAAGTTTAGATTCCAATTCGCTATATGATTTAGCTAATTCAGCAGGATCATTAAACTTTTCTGGTAGCCACTCAGGTCTTTCTGGCGCGGCTTCTGCTGGTGTTTCTTGTATAAGTGTTTCTTGAGATGTTTCTTCAGACATTTGTTTTTACCTTGTGTGCATGGTTTATTCTTGCATTTAAAAGACCTACAATAAATCTTTGCCCTTCTATATGACGTAACTCTTCAGTGCTTACATTAGCACCATGAACTAAATCAATAGTAATTGTTCTTAAATATTTTAAAACTGCTTGCCCTGTATCGGATGTAAATAATTGCGCTACATTTTGACTTATTTGCTCATCTAGTTCTTTTGATCTTTGATATCCGTCAATCCCAACATTAATTTGCTTCGTTTGTTTTTTACTGTTCAACTACTTGCTCCTGTTGTTGCGGCTCCCCTTGCGTCATTTGTTGCTGTTGAGCCATTTGTTGTGCCATTGCAACTAATTGCTTACGCTCATTCTCATCACGAATCAAGGTATCAGGTACACCAAATTTTTTAGCAAGGAAAGCAGCAGTTTCCTCAGGGTTAATAAGAAGCTGCATTAATTCTGGGCCAAACCTACCTTGAATAAGCTCTAAGAACCTAGCAACAGAAGTAATATCTTGGTTAGCTTGCGCTTGCGCTAACGGAGAAACAGACTTAATTTTAACTTCTCTACCATTAACAGTAGGTAAATCTATTCTGCCTTGTTTTTTTAGTATATAAATAACTCTTTGCAATACTGGTTGTACTAACTCTGCTTGTAATCTACCAAATGCCGAGCCAATTCTTCTTGATAAATCAGCCATGCGCTCCGCAACCTCAGTAGCAGATGCAGGAGTTTTATCTGGATTGCCTAACATATCGTTATATAATGCTTTTTTAATATTATTTCTCATCTCACTTAAATTAAATTGTGCAAAATCTAATCTACCTGCTGCTTGTATTGGCTGTAGTCCTGCTGATCCTATAGCTTTTGGTATAATAGAACCTGGAACAAGTTGTATTGTATCAACATTTACAATACCATCATCATCCATTTGATAAATTCCAGATATAGCCATTTGTGCATTTTGAAGTATTAGCTCTATTGTTAAGTTAGTTGTTTTAATTGCAGAGAGTGCGTTCATTAATGGCCCACGCCCATATACTTCACCTGCACATTTACCCCAACGAAAACAAATAAATGGATTAGAACCTACACCTGACATTTGTTTAAAATAAATAATAGATTTTGTAGTCATACAGAAAGCATAGCTAAGATATGCTTCTTCATTTAACTTAGAGTAATCACGACATATTAATTCAAGAACTGTTGTTGTTGAATCCGTATTGCTGCTCATCATATTTTGTATTTTTTCATTTAATGTAGCGTCGGGATATAATATTTTTATTTGGTCAAATCTTATATTTTTTCTTTCTCTAAACACATGATCAATGCGATCATCAGGTCCAGTATCAAGTATTACATGGGGTAGTGGTATTGCGGAAAACCTAATAGGGTTTAGCGCGTCACCTTCTTCCGCAACCAAGACACCAGTGCCAACAACC